AATAAATGAAAGACGTTGAATTATTAATAAACCCCGCAGGTTTTCCAGATCAATTTGCCACTGATGCTGATAAAGCAACAATGGAGTATGGATTACAGGTAGGTCAGGCCATTCAATATGAGTGGTTTAGAAAAGGTGGAGGTAGCTGTAGGTATTATAGCCAGCTTCAATCTTTTAATCAATTAAGGAGATATGCAAGAGGTGAACAATCTGTTGCTAAATACAAAAACGAATTATCTGTTGACGGTGACTTATCTTACCTGAATCTAGATTGGACTCCAGTTCCAATACTCCCTAAGTTTGTGGACATTGTAGTTAATGGAATGTCAAACAGATTATTTCACGTTAAGGCATATGCGCAAGATGCTTTGTCTAGTGAGCACAGAAATAAATACCAGAATTTAGTAGAAAGAGATATGTTGAATAAAGATATCTTTGCTGACTTCAAAGAGTCATTTGGTATTGACCCGTTTATGACGGATGTAGAAGAACTTCCAGAAAATGACGAAGAACTTGAATTGCATATGCAATTAAAATACAAGCCTTCTATTGAAATTGCAGAAGAGGTGGCTATTAATACAGTGCTAGACGAAAATCATTATCAAGACACCAAGAAAAGAATTGATTACGATATGACCGTTTTGGGTGTAGGTATGGCTAAACACCAGTTCTTACCAGGTAGTGGTGTTCAAGTAGATTATGTTGACCCAGCTAATGTAGTGTATAGCTACACAGAAGACCCTCATTTTAAAGATTGTTTTTATTGGGGAGAAGTTAAAACACTTCCAATAGCAGAACTTGTTAAGATTGATCCTGATTTAACTAGAGATGATTTAAAAAAGATTTCACAGTATAGTCAGACTTGGTACGATTCCTATAATGTAAATAGATTTTACGAAAATAGTTTATTCTTTAAGGATACTGCTACACTTATTTATTTCAATTATAAAACTACTAAAAAGTTTGTATATAAGAAAAAGATATTAGAAGGTGGTGGAGAAAGAATGATTGAAAAGGATGACACTTTCAACCCACCAAAAGATATGATGAAGGAGGGTAAGTTTGAGAGAGTTGAAAAAACTATTGAAGTTTGGTACGAAGGTATAATGGTAGCTGGTTCTAATATTGTGTTGAAATGGGAAATGGCTAAGAATATGGTTAGACCAAAATCAGCTTCTCAACACGCGATGCCTAACTATGTGGCTTGCGCTCCAAGAATGTACAAAGGTAATATTGAATCTTTGGTTAGAAGAATGATTCCTTTTGCAGACCAAATTCAAATAAGCCATTTAAAACTACAGCAGGTAGTTGCTAAAATGGTTCCAGATGGTGTGTTTATAGACGCTGACGGGCTTAGTGAAGTGGATTTAGGTACAGGACAGGCGTATAACCCAGAGGATGCATTAAGACTTTACTTCCAGACTGGTAGTGTGGTAGGTAGAAGCTATACTCAAGATGGAGAATTTAACAACGCTAGAGTTCCAATTCAGCAATTAAATACTAGTAGTGGTCAATCTAAGATGGCTGCATTGATAGGAAATTACAATCATTACCTAGGAATGATTAGAGCAGTGACAGGCCTGAACGAGGCTAGAGACGGCTCAACTCCTGATCCAAATGCATTAGTTGGTGTACAGAAATTAGCAGCTCTTAATTCTAACACAGCTACTAGACATATACTAGAAGGTAGTTTATATATCACCAGAACAATTGCTGAAGGATTATCATTAAGAATTGCTGATTTATTAGAGTATGCTGATTTTAAAGAAGAATTTGCTAATCAGATAGGTAAATACAATGTAAAGAGAATAGAAGATATTAAAGACTTATACCTATATGACTTCGGTATATTTATTGAAGTAGCTCCTGATGAGGAACAAAAAGCTATGCTAGAACAAAATGTTCAAATGGCATTATCTAAAGGTGATATTAATTTAGAAGACGCTATTGATATTAGAGAGGTTAGAAATTTAAAAATGGCTAATCAATTGTTGAAGCTTAAGAGAAAAAGAAAGCAAGATGCTGATAGAGAAGCAGCCGCAATGAAACAACAGATGAATGCTCAAACTCAGTTCCAGTCTCAGAAGATGGCTTCGGATGCAGCTATGCAAAAGATACAATTAGAAGGTGAAATGAAGATGAGAGAGAAGCAAGCAGAAGTGGCTTTTGAAATAGAGAAGTTGAAAAACGAAGCTTCTTTAAAACAACAGTTAATGACATATGAGTTTCAGCTTAATATGCAATTAAAAGGAGTTCAAGAAGAAGCAATTAATCAAAGAGAAAACCAAAGAGAAGAAGCTAAGTCCTCTAGAATAAGTCAACAAAACACAGAGCAATCTAAACTTATTCAACAGAGACAAGAAAAACTACCACCTGTTAATTTCGAATCCAACGAAGACAGCCTAGATGGCTTCGATTTGGCTGAATTTAACCCTCGGTAGCATAAATAAATTATTAGTAACTTTGCATAAAAATCAAATCAAATGGAAATTAAAGTAAAAGAATACGATTCTGGACCTCAGAAGTCAAAAGCACAAGTAGAGGAAGAGTTGTTACAAAAGCACGAAGCCGAAGTAAGCGGTGAAAGTGTAGAAGAGAATAAGGTAGAAACAGTTAAGATAGGGGAGCCTAAATCAGAGGAGCCTATTAAAGCTGAAGAACCAATAAAAGAAAATCCTGTAGTGGAAGAAAAGCCACAAATGGGTGAACAAGAAGTTCTTTCATTTATTAAAGACAAATACAGTAAGGAAGTTAATTCTATTGATGACCTTTTAGCTCGAAGAGAGCAGGAAGAGTTGCCCGCAGATGTAGCAACTTACTTACAGTATAAAAAAGAGACTGGTCGTGGATTTGAAGACTTTGCTAAAATCAATAAAGATTATAGTAAAGAAAGTCCTGATCAAGTATTATCTATGTATTATTCAGAAGTTGAAGAAGGCTTAGACAAGGAAGAAATAGATTATTTACTTAATTCTAGATTCGGAACTGATCCTGAAGTTGATTCGGAAGATGAAATNAAAAAGAAAAGCATAGATAAGAAAAAAGANCTTGCAAAGGCTTTAAAACACTTTGAAGGTCAAAAAGAAAAATANAAAGTTCCTGTTGAGTCAATGGGCGCTACGTTTTCTGATGAAGACCANCAGAGGTTTAAAGCTTATCAAGAACAAGTGGAGAAATCCAAGGAAACTGAAGGATTAATGCGAAAGCGGTCTGAAAGTTTTCAGGAGAACACCAATAAATTGTTTACTGAAGAATTTAAAGGTTTTAAGTTTAACATCAGTGATAAAGAATATGTTTATTCTCCTGGCGATTTCAACGAACTGAAGAAGTCTCAATCTGACATTATGAACTTTGTATCAAAGTTTACTAATAATCAAGGAGAGATATCGGATGTAGTTGGATATCACAAGTCGTTGTCAATGGCAATGAATCCTGAAAAGTTCGCAAAGTATTTTTACGAACAAGGGGTGGCATCAGCTGTTAATGAGTCTGCTAAAAAATCTAAAAATATAAGCTTAGATATGAGGCAAACTCCGCAGGTGACATCTAAACAAGGGTTTAATGTTAAGGCTACGACACCCTCGTCTAGGCGAGGATTGACAATTAGGTCACCAAAAAATAAATAAGTTAAACATTAAAAACAAAAAACAATGAGTTTAAATATACCGGGGTTTGCTCTACAGCCAAGTGCTACTAGAGTTCCAACCACAACAAACTATATGACAAGTTTTGATTTTTTAAATCAATATTTGCCAGACACATACGAAAAGGAATTCGAGAGATATGGAAACAGAACTCTTTCNNCTTTCTTAAGAATGGTAGGTGCTGAGATGCCTTCTAATTCTGACCTTATTAAATGGGCAGAACAAGGCAGATTACACATTAAATATACAAACGTAAGTACTGCGGTTGCTAATGGAGCTGGAGAAGCTCAATTTACAGTTGCAGACGTTTTAATTCCAGCTAACCAAGTAATGGGTGAACAGCCTTCTATTCCTGGAACTAACCAAGCATCTAAAATTGCTATTAGAGTAGGTCAAACAGTTATGATATCTGGAAACGCTGGCTATGCTGGGATTTCTAACAAAGGTGTTGTTACTCTTGTTGGCGATACTACTTTCACTTGTTCTTTCTACGAAACAGGAGGATATAGTGGTTCAGGAACAGCAGCTGTTGCTGCTGAGACAGTAAGTGTTTTCATTTACGGTTCTGAATTTAAAAAAGGAGATAATGGAATGACAGGTTCTTTAGAGCCATTTGACACGATTCTAGAAAACAATCCTATTATTATCAAAGACAACTACGCTGTTAATGGTTCTGATATGGCTCAAATTGGATGGGTAGAAATATCTACTGAAGATGGAGGCAATGGATACCTATGGTATTTAAAAGCAGAGCACGAAACAAGAATGAGGTTTGAAGATTACCTAGAGACTGCAATGGTGGAAGCTGTTAAGTCTGCTGGAGTTGTAGCTAATGGAGCTGCTGCTAAAGGTTTTCTTGGTTCTGAAGGATTATTTTCTGCTATTGAAACAAGAGGTAATGTTTTCACAGGAGCTATTACTAATCTAGGAGATTTTGATTCTATTATCGAAAGACTAGATAAGCAAGGTGCTATTGAAGAAAACGTTCTTTTCTTAAACAGACAAACATCTTTCGAGATTGATGATATGTTGGCTGCTCAGAACTCTTATGGTAATGGTGGTTCATCTTACGGATTGTTTGACAATGACGAAGAGATGGCATTAAACCTAGGATTTTCTGGATTTAGAAGAGCATATGATTTCTACAAGACAGATTGGAAATACCTTAACGATCCTACAATGCGAGGTGGTTTAGTTGGTGGAGCTGTAGATGGTGTATTAGTACCAGCTGGTTCAACTAATGTTTATGACCAAGTATTGGGAAGAAACGCTAAGAGACCATTCTTACACGTAAGATACAGAGCTTCTGAAACTGAAGACAGACGTTATAAGTCTTGGATTACTGGTTCTGCCGGTGGTGCAGCTACTAGCGATGTTGATGAGATGAGAGTTAATTTCTTATCAGAAAGAGCACTATGTACTATGGGTGCAAACAATTTCGTATTGTTCAAATAATAGTATAATTTATGGAGGGGAGCAATCCCCTCCTATTTTTTAAACTTTAAATTAAATCAAATGAAAAAAAAGAAAGAAATAAAGAACCGTGTGTATAGGTTAAGAAACGGTCACCAACCATTAAGCCACACGATTAATTCTAGAAACACAAGAAGAAAGCCGTTATTATATTTTGACGGTGAGCACAATAGACCTTTACGTTATGCATCCAATCAAAAGAGTCCTTTTGAAGATGAGCAAGACAAAAACGTAATATTAGACCCAGTTATTTTTGAAGATGGAATGTTAGTGGTTCCTAAAAACAACCCTGTATTACAGGAGTTTTTACATTACCACCCAGACAATGGTTCTGTTTTTGAAGAAATAGATAAAGAAGCAGATGCTCAAAGGGAAGTAGATTATTTAGAGGTTGAGGCAAAAGCATTTAAAATAGCTGCTGAATTAACTATAGATCAAATGGAGACTTTAGGAAGAGTGTTCTTGGAGTTAAGAGTAGATAATATGACTACATCTGAATTAAAAAGAGATGTTATTTTGTTTGCTAAGAACTATCCGGAAGATTTTCTAGATGCCATTGATGATCCAATGTTAGAGCTACAAGATACTGTAGTTAAGATATTTGAAAAAGGATTGTTAGGACTAAGAAACAATGGTAAGGATGTTTATTATAATCTTAAGACTAAAAAGACTAAAATGTTAACTATTCCATTTGGAGATGAACACATACAAACAGTGGCATCATATTTCCAGAAGGATGAAGGACTTGACATATACAAAGCCTTCCAAGAGATGTTAGAAAAATAGGCTATCTTTGTAAGATTATTAACCACTTAATTTTTTAAACAATGCAAAAGTTTTTAAGTATACCAGTTACAAGCGAGCAAAAACAATTAGTCTCAGCTAACGACATTAAATTAATCGAAGTAGGAGATGGCTCAGGATCAAATCCAACTACAACAACTACTTTATTTTACGGAGGAGGAAAAAAAGTAACTCTAACTCACGGTCCAGTAGCTTCTGGAAGTGAAGATATGAGAGATGCTATTCAGAATGGTGTTGTTCAAGTATTAAAACAACAATGGACTGAAGTTATTTTAGAAATGGGTTCTTTACCAAAAGCGGTAAGTGCAATCGTAATAGCTTAAGATATGGAGAAGTTTTTAAACATACCCGTATACCCTCTAGTAACCAATGGAGGTCCTTTAGATTCAGTTACTCCTACAGGCGGTGCTGAATTTGAAGTTACTTCAGGAACATTTATAGCAGACGTTTCTATAGGTGACATTGTTCATAACGCAACTGATAATGAATACTATTTAGTAGCTGCCATAGCTAGTAATACTCAGTTAGATTTAACACCCTTAGAAGGTGCGGCAGCTAGTATACCAGCTACTAAGGAGGTTTTCATTCATTCAGGAACCGTTAACAATAGCCAATTGGTTTCTGGGTCAGGAGTTTTATTAGTAGAGCAAGCTACCACTAGCACTGTCACTATTACCTATGACGCAGCAGCAGCAGTTGATGTTATTACTTTAACACACACTCCAGTTGCTTCAGGAAGTGAAGCAGTTAGAGATTTGATTGAAGAATCAATAGTTAAAGGCTACTCTTCTAGTTGGACAGATGTTTCTCACGATGTATCTACTTTGCCTAACAACGTAATAGGAATATCTATAGGATAACATTTTACCTAATATACTATACAAGAGCTTCTATTACTAGAGGCTCTTTTTTTTTGCTTATCTTTGTATCAAAAGATTTTAGATGATAAATTCTGTTAGAAATACTGTTCTTTCTATACTGAATAAAAATAATTAC